GATCTAACCTTCTTCTCAGTTAAGTTTCCGGAGATTGTTGGTTTTTTTTCCAATTTGTACTGAGCAGATGGCTTAATTTCAAGAATCCAGTCCTCTGTTGATCCGTCAGCTTTTTTTACCTTTATATAATAATCGGGATGATATGTGTGTGTTTTTTTATCGATGGGATTCCAATATTCTATTTGAACAGCTTCTGATGCCCATTTTAAAATATTTGGATTTTGGTCACAGTATTGACAAAATCTTCCTTCCCAAGAGGATCTATAAATTATATCATGAATATCCCCAATATACTTTTCCGGATTAGTTGGTACAAACTTTCCTGATTTAAATTTACCATTGGGCTTAATATTTTTGATATTAATTTTAGACATTGAAGTTCTGATTATCATCTCTAGTTAACCTAGAAAAAGATATTGTTTTTATAGATCTTGTAGAATGTATTTTTTTCCATCCTTTTTGCATACCATTTTTAGCTATCTGTGAGATAAATGCGAACGGGTTGTCTGATTTATTGGGATCGAATCTGTCCCAATATTTAATTAGATCCTCCATTCCGAAAGCAATACAATCCTCTTTATCTTCGATATCTCGATAAGATTTAGTTTTAGAAAGACCATTAACAATAAGTGTAAACATCTTTACCGTTTCTGCTGTCAATCTTCCTTTTTCTTTGGATTCTAGCAATGCCCTTTTAAGCTCTTTGTTTTTAACATACTCCATTAGTTTTGTGGGAAATTATTTTCTAGTTTGCCTATCTGGCCTTCAACATCTTTTTTTAGGGCTTCTAGGTTTTTTATTGAGTCTTCAATAGTACTCAATCCTATCTTACTACTAGCATGACTAGTTGTTTCCAATTCTTTTAATTTACCTAAAATGTCTTGTAGGTCTTCCTGGAAAAGAAAAAGTTCGTTTCCGATACCCTCAGAAACGAACTTTTCGTAATTTTCAGAAATACTATTTACTTTTTTTTTGAAGCAGGTGCTTTTGCAAGGGTTGCTCTGTTAAGAGGTTCATGATCTTTCTTGCCATTTTTCTTGTGATTACCTGGTGCTTCTGCTAATTCAGCATCATCTAAATCTTCTACGAATTTTTTAGGTTTTTCAGATTTTCCTTTAGGTGCTTTTTCAACATGCGAATTCTTTTGTGATTCAGAAAGTTTGTGATTTTTCAAATTGTCAATAAATTTAGGAGCTGCGCCTGCACTTGTGCCAGGAGCTTCTGCCAGGTTCATATTACCTTCTTTATCGATGAATTTTTTATCTTTTCCAGATTTTCCCTCTGGAGCGGAAGCTAATTCATGATTTCCAGTTACTCCTCTAGGATCTTTAGCAGATTTAGCTTGCTTATTAGGGGCTTCAGATAGGTTATGATTTCCTAAATTATCAATATCTTTAGCAGATCCCCCAGCAGATTTAGAAGGTGCCTCAGCTAAATTCATATCAGCATCTAGGCCTTCGTTTGCTTCTGATCCTTCTATTTCTATGTTTTCGATTGATTCTTCGCCTAGATCATTTACTGGTTTAAGTTCAATATTTTCAATTTCGTCTGAAATATCAACTACATCATTAAAGAAGTATTCTCCCGTTCTACCGTTTTCAAACATAACAGTGTATGTTTTAGAATTACCGTTAACCCCTACAACCTTACCTTTTTCTCCGTTTCTTCTGATCTTAACGTCTGTGTTTATTTGATATCCGTCACTTTCGTTAACTGAAGAAACCTTTTTAGCATACTTTTCAAATCTCTCGATTTCAACATTGATTTGGTTCCATTTATCTTTTAGAGATTCAGATTCTTTTTGAAGCATTGCTTGAGCTTCTTTAATCTCTTGAGATCCAGTAAGAGATGGATTATCCTGAATTGCTTTTGCAATTTTTGCCATTTCACTTTCAACAATAGACATGTTGTTCTTAATAGCTTGCTTATCGTTTCTCATGATAGCTAAAGCTCTATCTTCGTTTTCTAGAATATCTGACATTGATTCAGAAATATCAAATCCTAAAAATTCTTTAACTATATTAACTGCCTGTGTTCCGTTACCCTCGAATAAATCATTCTTCTTCATAGCTGGGTTAACTTTGTGAACATAAACTTTTTGTCCGAATCTAAATACGTTAGCTTCTACCCCTTCGTATATTTTAGAAACGATTTTTTTACCAAAATCAATTTCAGAAAGGAAATTAGCAGCTTTTACTACTTCAGTAGCTTGTTCTACTATACTTGCAGAAGATTGGAACGAATTTCTCAATTCCATAGAAAGGATAAATCCTAATCTGTCTTCTGGAATTCTTTTTCCGTTAAGGAATACTGCCTTTGTTTCGGTGTCACTTTCAAAAACTACAGAAAGCTTATTTTTCCCGATGAACATATCTAAACCATTCTCGTTAATTCTTACAGCAGGATTGCTAAGTGATAAAGCTGCTTTTAAGAATTTTCCAGGGAGTTTAGAAGCTTCTGCTCTTTCCATAACAGATACGCCTCTTTGAGTTGCCTTGAAGAATCTATCTGAAGTAACAAAAACCGAATGGTTCTCAAAAACTAAACTTGGCGCTATGATAGATTTTACCTCGCAATTTTCAGAATTAACATTGATAGAGAATTTACCATTGCTTCCCTCAAGCTGTGTAAACTTCTCAACCAAGCTTCTAACTGTTGGATTGAAGGACCATTTTTTAAGGTCATTAACCAGTTTCTCAGAAACCCTGTTCTCTGTGTCTAACCAAGTTCTCATTGATTCAACAATAGAAGAGAAAAGGTCTCTGCCTCCTGATCTATTAATATCTTCGATTGCCTTAGCAACTTCGATTTCTTTTCTGTTTTTTTCGTAAATCTTCTTTAGATTAACTAAAGAGCTTTTAGCGTGTTTTTCCCAGCTAAAATTTTCCAATTCTGAAATCATAGATTCAATTAAGAAAGCTTCAGAAACTCCTTTAATTGATGCATGATGAATGTATTTTTCAACCAAAATCTTAGCTTCATGTAATTCAACGAAAGATGTATTATTCAAAGCCATTGCAGTTTCTAAAACACCAACAGAGAAAGTTGGTTTAGATATCTTAGTTCCTTGAGCAGATGCTTGAGCAATCTCTTTTTGTAGACCATCAACGTAGGATCCAGCTGTGCCTGGTCCAAATGCCTTGGTTCCTGCCCAACTTTCATTTAAACTGTTTGCAGCAGCCTTAGCCTTTTCCATTTTAATTTGGTCTAGATTATTGTCAAAGTTAATTCTATCCATTTTGAGGGATTTATTTTTATTCTATATATCTACGATTTAAAACCATTCTTTAAGCTTTTAGTCTTTAAAGTCAGCATATTCATTATATATCGAAAATTTTAGAAGGTATTCAATCAATTATTGATACTTCCTAATTTACATTTTCTGGACAATAGTATAATCGACGATATTACCAAAATTTATCATCCATGACATAGCTTCTTCCTGTGTTAAATTATCAAGTTCAGGAGAAACTGGTGATTTTAAATCAGTTACGTAAGCTATATAGTACATATTAAAAGAATATTAGTGTTATAGTTTGTGAAGCTTGATTGACAGTAGATCCTGTTCCTATACCACCCCAGTTTAAGTTATTGATCATCGGTCTAAGTGCAACTGTACTAGAGCCTGAACAACTTCCTATATTAGAAAATTCAACAGCTGTACCGCCTATCTTAGGTGTGCCACATCCTACTCCGACTAACCATAAGGTAGATCCGATGGTAACGCTCCCCGCTGTTCCAGTTCTTAGATTATTTGCAAGTGTTTGTACTTTAGTAGGATCTGTAACTGTAATCGAAGCACCGCTCGTGCTAGACATAGTAAATGTTGTATATGATCCGGTTAAAGAAGCCCTAAAGGTATTCCATGCAGTTTCTACTGTTGTCGTGGGGGCTACTCCTTGTACGAATGCTTGAGAAAATGTTACAGATATAAGTTTAATAACAACTATTCCAGATCCTCCTTTACCACCACCTACTGAGTTACTAGATGCAGCGCCACCAGCTTGCCCACCATTACCTGTGTTGGTCGATCCGGATGCACCACCATTTTGAGTGCCAGCATTTCCTCCTGCACCACCTACACCATAAATAACCTCTGAACCACTGAGAGAAGAACTGATTCCTGAACCACCCGCTCCACCTGTTGCTACTGAGTTGGCAGAACCAGCTCCCCCTGCTCCTCCACCTCCCTTTCCACCGTTACCTCCACCTGAACCACTACCACCTGTAGCGGAAGAAGTATTACTGATCTGCGCAACCCCGGCTACACCTCCAGTTCTTGATCCTAAGCCATTACCCCCGCCAAGGGCTGTTATTGAGCTAAATACGCTATTATCTCCCGGAAGGCCTGCATTATTGGCTCTAGCATTAGCTCCACCAAGACCGCCGTCGCCTACTGTTACCACATATGAAGCTCCAGGTACTACCGATAGGGTTCCTGTTAATACCATACCTCCGCCACCTCCTCCACCCCCAGCATTATCATAGCCGTTACCGCCACCTCCACCACCGCCGACTACTAAATATTCGACAGAATTAACGTTAGCCGGTGCAGTCCATGTGGTAGTGCCAACTGTAGTAAAAATCTCAAGAAAAGATGCTGATGCTGGCATTTTCTTAAAAGAAAACGGAAATACTATCATTATATGAAGTTTTGTATATAGGAACCAAAATACTTGCTACCATCAAAAATGAAAGTGAAAACATCATATCGGCTAGCAGTCGAGGTCATCGTTGGAGTAGCTGCGCCTGTCCATGCAACTGTTCCAGGCCATGTTATAACTTGAGAACCTGATGCATTTTGTCTTATTATTAAAATATATGTAGCACCTGCTTGACCGTTACTAAATGTAAATGTAGTTGTTGCTGCATTTAGAGTAAAAGTTTGAACATTACTATCGTTCCAGTTTACCGTGGTTGATGAAGTAGTATTACCATTAGCATCTGCGCTAACCCAAGCTTGTCCAGATGTTACATTTAAGTTACCTGAATATGGTGAGCTGAAAGAAGTACCAGATGTTCCGTTGCTTGAAGTCCCTGATGTCCCCGCAGCACCAGATTGCCCCGAAGATCCTGATGTTCCTGTAGATCCAGAGCTTCCTGAAGTACCGGTTGATCCAGATGTTCCAGTTTCACCTGATGTTCCTGATGTTCCATTTCCGGATGTACCTGAAGTACCAGATTGTCCTGATGTTCCAGCTAACCCAGAAGTTCCTGATGAGCCTTTGTCAGCAACTAAACCCCATCTTACTGGATCGTCTGGAGGAGCACTGCCAGAGTTACCGTCCCCGATTTTTATGTATGAACCTCCGGTATATGAAACTACGTCTTGGCCACCTACATAAACTGTTGGAATTGGTTGCCACTCCCCTCTCCAAACAAATCCAGCTCCTGAAGTACCGGATGTTCCATTTCCGGATGTACCGGAAGTACCAGAAGTACCAGTTGATCCAGAAGAACCGGATGTTCCATTTTCTCCAGATGTCCCAGAAGAACCAGATTCTCCGGTTTCTCCAGATGTACCGGATGTTCCTGATGTCCCAGAAGAACCAGATGCTCCGGTTTCTCCAGATGTACCGGATGTTCCTGATGTTCCAGAACTTCCTGAGGAACCTGGTGCTCCCGCTGGTCCCTGAGCACCTTCTGCACCCGAAGTTCTCCATTTAATTTTTCCCTGAAGACCCCCACTAGTTGAAGGATCCCATACTAAAAATCTTGTTTGTGATGGGTCTAATTCTAGACTTTCTAAATAGACACCATTATCTGCTATTAAAGCTTGCTGGACGTGGAATCCTTGAGAATCTATATGAGCTATATTGTTACCCCCGATGACAAATTGTTGCTGATAATCGTGTGGTATCCTATTCTCAATTATCCCAGTATAAGGTTGTCCAAAAATTGGACCTCGAACCACTATGCCCGCGGTTCCCGCAGTTCCGTCATTGTGATAAATTATCCGATAGATTGGATCTCCCCCAGAGCTATATTCTAATGGATCTATCGAGAGTGTTGCTCCATCAAAAGTAAGATTGGCATCACCAGTAACTCCAGTACCCGACCCGTTATATCTGAGAACTGAATATGGATTACCTGAATCTAATACCGAGGGGGTAGTACCCGAAGTTCCTGCAGTTCCCGATCCTCCTGAAGTTCCTGATGTTGCAGATCCTGCAGTTCCACTACTTCCGCTACTTCCATCATCCCCGGGATCACCTGTTAATGTTACTTCCCAGGTGCTAAAACTCCCCGACCCCCTAACTACTAATGGGGTAAAAGTTAATTGGCCTGTTGAAGAATTATAGCTAACAACTCTACCGATGATGTAATTATCGGAATCATGGGTTACTTGTATAAAGTCATACTGTCTGAATGAAAGCCCCGAATTTGTCGTTATAGTTATATTTGAGTATGGCATTATGGTAGGGTTATTGATGTTGTACTTATTCCAAAATAAGTTGATGTTGATCCGGAACTTCCAGAAGATCCACTAGTTCCACTGCTTCCGCTGGTAGTTGGGCTAGCACTCGTTCCGCTTGTTCCGCTGATGCCTGTTCCTAGAGCACCACCAGAAGCAACTATAATAGTGATCTCAACATCATTAGAATGTGGATTGTGTATCACTATCCCTCCCTCATTATAAAGAGGACTAGATAGAAAATTGCTCGGATATATTGAAATCCCTCTTCCGGGATCAGCTCCTGGTTCTCCAGTCCAGATATGGAAACCTCCAATTGGATAGATTTTCTCTTCGTAAATAAGGTTAATATATTTACTCGAATCTGTTGTAAATGATGCTGGATATTTTACGCTAACTATAAGTGCTTTTACCTCCCCGAATGTATTAGATAAACCGGAATCATCCAAAAGAAATGCACTGCCACCCTTTAACTTTAGTGTTTGTGCAAAAAAATCGTCTATATCGAGGGAGAAATCACATAAATCAAAAGAATTTAGAACAGACGAATCTTTGGTTACTTGAAAGGTGCAACGATTAAATTGACCTCCTTCAATTAAGGTATTAGCTAAATCTGCTTTACATATAAGGGGTGCTGTTGCCATTAATTCATAACTAATATTTCTACCTCAACCTCTTTCCGGGTTGTATTCATAATTTTAATTCCACCCAAACTAAAATCTGGCGAGGTTGGTTGAGGACTTAAAACCGGACTAAATTCTGGATCTACCACAGGAGAAACATTAGTGGGATCACCATACACATTATATGGCTCTAAATCCCATCCGTGATGTTTAACATGATCTAAAGTTTTCCCTGTTAGGAATAAGACGTTTTTTAGAGGAAACGTCCTTCCTTTATATTCCCAGAAAATTAACTTCTCATCTTCTGTTAAAGATTTATCATATTTCACTTTAACTATGATTAAAGAAACCTCTCCCTGATCTTGAGCTATGTTTCCTCCGTATAAATTCCAAGACGTTTCGGGATCTATAAAGATTCTCTTTTTGAAGCTTCCCCCGGTAATTGATGCAGGGTGAAAAAATCCAGACATATCCACAGAATGCAAAACTTTAGATCCCTCTATGATTTTAAGAATGGATCCTTCAAAAACTATTTTTTTCTGTTTTTCTGGATTACAATCAATGTACTTGACATATCTTGAATCTGTTTTTAATACGTTTGGCATCTTATAATCTGGTAGGATCTTCCTTTCTGACTAATAAGTCGATCGGAATTTCCTTTTTATTCTTGTAATCTTTGATACTCCTTCTCTCTTTTCCGTAAACGTTACCTAGCCTGTATCCACCAAATTCACCGTCTTCCGTATTTTCTGGCAGATCCTCGTGTTCTTCTATTATTTCTGAATCCTCATCAGGGGTTAAATCTGGGTCGATACTGGAGAGATCTGGAGAATAAACTACATCATCATCTTCTTTGCTCTTCTCATTATCTCCCGCATCTTCTGGAAGAATGATTTCTCTTTCTTCTTTTTCAATTGTTTCTTCGATTTTCTCGGAAATGTCTTCCTGCTCATTTTCATTTATTATATCATTATTGATCTCTGCTATCGGGGTATCTCCTACAATAAATCCTTTTAAGGTAAGTGGAATTCCCTCTATCTCTGTTTTGTATTCATCTACGATTTTTAGATCCGGCAATTTGATTTCTTCTTCCTTTTCTGGCTCTATAGTCTCTATAATTTTTTCCTCAATTTTTTCCGGTTCTGGATTTTTTGGGGATTCTTCTGTTTTTTTCTTCTCGCTGACATAGGAGAATACGAAGTTAGCGGCAACAACTAGTGCAATCGCAAGTGGGTCAAATACCAGCATTAAAGCTATAATAAACCAGTTTACAACTTGATCTAAAGATTTACCAGTGATCTTAGCGATAAATTTTAAAGGTCCGATTTCGTTAGCTATATCATTATTGGAAGAGACGTTTAGAATCTCCAGATCTAAATCGTTGATTTGCTGAGTTTTTGAAGCTATCGTGTCCTGTAAAACTTTTATATCATCATCCAAAGATTTGCTCTCTTTACTCAATTGGTTCATCTGTGATCTAACAGAGGAAGTTGATTTGTTTTGAGCTATGAGATTATCAGCATTGCTCTGCTGTCTATTTCTCATATCAGAGAGTGTGTTCTGTCTGGTACTTTTAAGCTCCAACTGTTTTTCTGCCTGATCCAGCTGCCTTTGAATCATTTGCTTTCTTTTCTCAATGACAGCAGTATTTTTATCTACGTTTTCTACCTTATTTGCGGTTTCCTGATAAGCTGAGGACAAGAACCCATAGATCCCCGCCGAGGTTATTACTATTAGTACAAAACATGCTATAGTGAGGTAAACCTTAAGTGCCTTGTTTATTTCGTCCCAGAATCTGTACAACAGAGAAGCTATGACTAGTTTAGCAAATTCTAAACTAGCTGCCATCACCATCACGTTGGTAGAAGCACCTGCAAACATTTTACCGATACCAAAGATCGAATAAAATGCAGCAGAAAACGAGATGCTGATTGCAGAAATAGCTACAATATATGGGAAATACTTGTTTTCTTTCATCTAAGTTATTTCTTTAAGTATTATATATCCACAGAAAAAAGGCCCACTTGATAAAGTGAGCCCTAAAAGATTAAAAACCCGGAATTTATTCAGATTCTAAGCCCTGTTGAGCTGCTGCTAGATCCTTTTTTAGATCGTCAAACTCTTTATTATCTAGGCTAATATTGGTCAAAGATTGTTCGAATGCCTTAAAAATGCGGATAAAATCATTTGCTAGGCTTTTTCCCTTCCCTGAAAATTTATTTAGAAAATAATGTGATGCTTCGATTTCTAGAGCATTCATATAGATCACTCCACTTTTTATGCCTTCTTCTTTGATTTGGTCGAGCTTTTTTGTGATCTCTAAAATTCCTAAAGCTTCCTTTCCCCTCCATTCTAGAGAGGAAACAATATCATTATACACCTCTAGATCTTTTGAATTCATAGATACTCCATAGACCTTATTACTCAGTTCTTTTTGTTTTTTGTCAAGAGCTGATTGTAGCTCTTCGACTCTTTTTTGATCTACTTCCACTTCGGTGATTAATTCTTCTGCCATTTTTTATTTTTTATATTCATTTTTAGATCCTCTTAAACCTAATGTTTCATCAAATAGAGTGGATTTCCCTGAATTGTTTCAAGAGATCCAGAAATTTTCTTAGATGTTCTTTAAACTCGTCTCTTGTAACGATGAATCTTTGGATTGAAGAGTTTTTTTCGTTAGAAATCCAAATTTCCCCACGGTGAGGAATTACTCCATACCTCTCAGCATAAGCAAACATATATGCGGAAATTTGGCATTTATAGGAATCAATATCGTCTTCATCTTTAGGTGAGCTAGCAGACTTGAAATCTATTACCACGTGCTCGTCATTAAAGTCTTGAAAAATAAAATCTGTTGCTCCTGCCCATCCGCCTCTAAAATCTGTCCACAGAAAAAGTTCGTTATGAAGAACACATTTAATATCTGACCAAAATTTTTCATGATAAAAATTCCAAAAAAGATCTCTACCTCTCACAATCAAATCCAACTTGTCTGGTGAATTTTTTTCTTCTTCCTTAGCAATATTTTGAGCTGATAGAAGACTCTTATCCACTGATTTTGATTCTGCATACTCCAATAGGAAATGTTCAAGCATCGAGTGCATAACTGTTCCTCTGAATGATGCTTTATCCAGTATCTGCTGCCATTTCTCGTTACCGAACTTTTCTCTCAAGTGTTGGAATTTAGGCTCAGTAAGGAGCTTTAAAACTGTTGTAACGGAAGGAAGAACCAGCTTAGTCTGGTGATCCGTGATAACCTCATAAGCTCTTCCCCAGGGATAGCTTTTTCTCTGAATATTAGGATTTGTCAATTTTTAAAATAATGATATTGTCCAAGTCCAAGCTTGGGATAGCCACTGTGTTTTGCTTTCAATGATGATAGCAGTGGTCCAAAAAATAGTTCTACTTGCAATCCACCAGGTTGTTAGATCTCTGAAATAAGGATAATAAACTAAAAGATATGAATTGCTTTCTGGAATCTCCTTATATTCAGGAATGATTATCTCATGAAGATTAAGAGAAGTGAGATATTCATTTAATCCCTTCGATTGTTCTATTAAATAAGCTGGCCAAAGCTCCCGTGGTAAATCTGGGGACATTGTCACTTCGGGTGGTAAATTCATAACTGTGTAAATTCTGCCAATCCAGTCTACCCTCAAATTGTTTTTTGACCATATCGGAGAATTCATCAGCTCCTTTTTAATTACCCTACGGAGAAATAGATAATTTCTAATGTCTCTAATAACTCCAAAAATTCTGATTAATCCCTTTAAAAAATCTATCATATCAATCGATAAAATTTAATTTTATTCCAGGAAACATCTCCCTGATCTTTATTCTAGCTCTTCTAATACGTGTTGCAACTGCTCTCTTTTTCATTCCGTATTTATCAGCAATATCTTGATACTTCATCTTATGTAGTTCCCGATCCATAAGAATATCCTTATAAATCGCAGGAAGCTGTTTCATCTTTTCTAAGACTGTATCATATAGATCATCAAAGCCTCCTTCCTGATTATTTATTTCCCATTCTGGTTCAGCAAAAATATCCTCTGGGGTTATATCAGAGAGAGGAATGAATTCATCATGATCTCTACCATCTAATTCTATCGATTCATAAACTAATGGAGTAAATTTCTTCGAATTTTTTTTGATTAGCAGAGATTCGTTTCTTGCTATGTTATATGCCCATGTGGAAAAATTTCCCCTAGAAGGATCATATTGGGCAACTTTTACCCAGATCTTTTCAAAAGTTTTTGACACTGCATCTTGCGCAACCTCTTCATCAATTAGGATTGATTTACAGTGATTAAGTAAACCTGGTTTAATCCTATCATAGAGAGACTTAAAATCTTTCTCTTGGGATGTCATTAAAAATTTTTCAGCTAATTCTTGAATGCTCTTTGCCATCTGGTTCTTGGTTTAAAGGGTTATGTAAGTTAATATAAACAATTTCAATCCCAGCTTGGTTTAGCAGTTGGAGAGAATCAGTCTTTCTGTAAATCTCACAGAAAACGATTCTTTTAATCCCGGATTGAATAATTAATTTTGAGCAATCATAACACGGGGAAAGCGTTACATACATCGTGCTCCCGTGTGAACTCACCGTATTTTTTGCAAGCTTTGTTATAGCATTTGCTTCTGCGTGCAAAACATAAGGCAAGGTTTCATTTATTTCATTTTCGCAAATGTTTGGAAATCCTGTTGGAGTTCCGTTATATCCGTCTGAAATTATGGTTTTGTCTTTGACTACTAAACATCCAACCTGACTTCTTTTGCAATGAGAATTAGTTGACCATTCTTTTGCCATTCTGAGATAAACAAGATCTAACTTAAACTGCTTTTTATCTAAACAGTTATTTGAATCTTGCTCAGTAAAAAAATTATTCTCCAATATTTTCCTCTTTTAAGTTTCCTTTAAATAAATCTATTACTGGATAAACAGAATAAGCAGGAAACTTACCGAGCAGAGAAACTATCTTGTTGATTTCAGATTCTGTGAAGGAGCTTTTGCTTTCAATCAAACCAATCAATTCCTGATAGTTATCGAAGGGATTTTTTAGAAAATCCGCTAGGGATTCTCTTAAATTTTCCTCCATAATATATTTTTTTTCAGTAACCGACATAGCTTTTTATTATCCTATACAAATATAGAAAGAAAGTTTCACAAAAAAAACTGAACCTTATGAAAATTTGTGAGTGTTGTCTGTAACGATTAGTGGACCTTGAAGAACCTTTAAAATTTCTCTCATTGTCTTGAGTAATTCTCCATTGATTCTTTGGTCTTCATCTTTCCTAGATTCATCTGCAGCTTTTGTTTCAGCTTCAGCGGCAGATTTTTGTTTTTCCTCTTGAGCTTTAGTTTCTGAGGTTTTTTCAGGTTCTTCCTGTGGGGAGGGTGCAGGTGTTTGTGGAGATGGTGGGGGAGGGGTGGCAGGTTGTTGTTCAACTGGAGGAACAGGGGTTTGTTCCACCATTGGGGTTGCCTGGGACACTACATTTGCAACTTGCTCTTTTGCTTCTGTTGGAACGGATTCATTTTGTGTTAAATTTTGAACCACGGTACTTGCTTTAGCTGCTAAATCGGGGTTTTGAAGGATTTCTCCTGTCGCTTGATTTATAGCATCGGATTCACCTCCAAAGCTCTGAGCAATTGCTTGATCAAATGTTGCAATATCTGCTCCGGCAAACATGTTAGCAATCTCTCCTGCACTCATTCCTAATTGATCCCCTAACATACTAAGTAGAGGGGATTCTTCCTTAGTGAATTCTTTGGTAGTAGCAGCATCAAATGTTTTAGGACCTTCCACAGCAGCCTGATTTGTAACATTAGTAACATTCGTCTGTGTTTGTTGAACTACCGTGGATGTTGGTTCCGCTGGGGGATTTGCAGCAGGAGGGGTCTGTGTTACCGGCGGATTTGCAGTAGCGGGGGTTATTTCCTGTGTGGGTTCAGCAGGTTTGGCTATCTCTTGTTGTGTGGTGATAACAGAGGCAGGGATTTCTGCTGCTGGGGATTGAGCTGGTTCTGTAGGAGCTGGGGGAGGAGGCGGGAGTATCGGTTCAGGTTTAGGAGCAGGAGGAATTAACGATTTAGCCAGAAAATCGAAAACCTCTTTAGCGCTATTCATGACATATTCATCGCTAGGAGCAGCCCCGGATTGTCTTTGTATCCCAATCTCTTTTAGAAAATTAAGAACAGTAGAATCTAAAATGTGCTGTAAATTATTACTTGAAATTTTGTTCAGCTCTTTGTTATTGAAGTCCGGACTTTCCCCCATTTCCAGATCATCAATTCCGTTTTCTATGGTATTGAATTCAGTTTTAGTTATTGTTCTAAGTTCGTTATACGCGTTAGAATCCTTAAATGAAGGTCTATTTTGGACCCACCCGCTTAAATATTTTGGATTTTGATATGAAAGACCCTTGAAGTTTTCAACTGCTGTACTAACGATATTATCCGTGATAGAATTAATATATTGACTCGGATCCTTCCCTTCCGGAATTTCAAACATAGCAGCTCCAAAACTCTCAGGAAGAACTTCACCCCTTGCCTGCCCTATAGCAATATCAAGAGCTTCTTGTGAAGCATTACCCAATAAGGGATCTGCAGATTTTTTATCTGAGAGCTGTTTGTTAAAAACATCTACCTGTTCGGAATTAATTATTGCCAAATTCTACCTTTTCCTCTATATATTAAAGGTTTATTGCTTGGTTAAATTAAAAATGGGTACCAATCCGTCTTTCTCTTTGATAATTTTCTTGTTTCTCTCTTCTATTTCCCTGTTTATTTTTTCAAGGATGATTTGAAATTCAAAATATGGAAGTTTTTCCAGCTCTGAAAAAGAAATATTATGATCTTTTGCTAGCTTTCTTTTGATTTCAAAGTAGTTGTCCAAAGATATCTGAAACAATGAAAAGGGATCTGATTCCCCCGCGAAATCGGATAGGAGCAGTGACCTCGGCACCGCATTTATTACAAATTACAGACAAATTATTTTTTGTAGCAAATGTTATCTGTTTAGAAATATTATCAGATAAAACAAACTGGGTATATGTCCAGTTTTTGGAGTTCATTTCATAAGAGTCGTAAGATTTTTCGTCAAGATCTCTCCAGTTAGGTATTAGGAAAGGAGATACCGTGGCAAATGATGAGTCGTATTTTTTACCTGCCCTAGTTTTATCTCTTAGAATTTTCCTGATTTTTTGAGATACCCCAATAGTAGGAATGAAAAGTTGAATTGCAGGATCACCATTTTTAGGTGTTAATTGAAAATAACCATTTTCATGGTCATAATATGTTTTAAGTTTTGGATCTAATGAAAAATTAGAAAGAACTCCTGACGTCAATTCAATCTCTGAAGGAATCGGGCAATCTTCTTTAGTGCATTTATTTTGAATAGGAATAAATATTCTGTTTTCCCCTTTAACAAAAGTCAAATCACGAATTGCCATAAAAATATAAAATCTATCTTCCTGATAAATATCTTGGAAATTCAAGACCCCTCCTTTCCATCTAAAAGAAGAGCATTTAGAAATTATATGATTTATTTTATCGTCTATATCTATGGGATCATTTTCATCTATTGTTGAGAAATGACGAATTTCTGAAACCTCCGCTGATCTAATAGAAAGCTCTGTTTCTTCCGGATATCCAAAACCCTGAGAGGGTAAATTTTCTAGAGGTAATTTTTTCCAGGGGGATTCCATGGCCAGTTCAGAAAGACTCTCTTCGACAAAGGACGCCTTTCCTAGTGATTTTGGAATTTCCTGTTGGGGAGGGGTTAATTCCTCATAGTTTAATCCGCTTTCTTTCTCTCTTTCAGAGAGCTTTGAAAGCATTTCGTTTTCAAAAGTATTTTCCATAAAAACAATTCTATTTTATCTATCCTTACTTGTAGTAGGAGGTTTAAAATAAAATTCGGGGTGAGAGTCTAAGATTTTTTGGCTTTATTTAAATGTCTCGTAAGTAAGATATATGATAACCAAAAACATCCTGAAATTGAATAAAAAACGATATCTGCAACCCAATATGAACCAGTTAAATCCATGATTAACTTGAATAAAGCGTCGTAACCAAATGGGAGAAAGAACATCGCTAACATTAGAGACGTATCTCTGAAAAGGATCATCCTTTTCTCCTTCTTCTTGTATTTCTCTAGATTCTTTATCACCTTCGTCCATGCTTGGATAATGTTCTCCTTCTTTACAAAAAATCAATAAAAAAGGCTTATTGGTAGATAAGCCTTTTATATATTCGAACGTAAAGTTTTTAATTGAATGTGTCTTCGAAGTAGTCAGCTCTGAATGATATGTTTATATCATAAAGTCTATTTCCACCTCCCTCATATTGTAGAGGAATAGCTGTAATCGCTTCTATCGGGAAGCAATTTAAAAATTTAACTCTTCTAAAAACATCTCCTTGTTTATTGAACATACTTACTAAAACGTATGTGTTAGCTGCATAAGTACTTTTAATTCCCATAGCACCTGTTAGAGGATTATAAACTAAATCTGACCATTCTCTCAATGTCTTGTGAACATAGTTAGAATTATTGTCATCTAGATTTGTGTGGAATTGTAATCTAATTCTAGCACCAGTATCCTCTACTGCTCCACCTGCATATCTTCTTCTTGCAAATTTGTAGTTTTGTTCTACAGGTCTTGGTGTTTTATCTACCTCCAATCCTGTGATAGAGATGATATTTTCAACCAAAAGTGATCTACCTGCATTTCCCACAGGGTTTGAAACTGCTGCAGGGGGTTGGATTATAACCTCAAACTGGTTTAAATAAACCGGTTCATATAGGCTTACTGCTGCTTTTGAACTCGTAAAATGTGGTAGTCCTGCCATTTTTTATTTAATTATTATAAAAATACGTCATCAAAGTAATCTACTGCCCACTGAGCTCTCAAACTAAATATCTGAGTGTTAGTGTAGTTAAGATCCATAGGTGTTAAACTTGCCATAAGAAAGCAGTCTTTACATGTGATTCTTCTAAAAACGTCACCTGCCTTATTAAATGCACTAATTACTATGGTACCAGTATAATCTCTTTTCAAACCCTGAGCTCCCGTAAGTGGATTGTAAATTAAATCCGCCCACTGTCTCATTGTTTTAAAAACGTACATTGAATTATTTTCGTCTAGGTTTACCTCAAAGTTGATCGTTAGATCAAATCCAGTTTGGCTAGGTTTTGCCCCGGAGTAATATCTCTTAGCATTTTTATATTGCTGAGCTATTTCTCCTGGATTCTGATCAACACCCAATCCTTCTACACTTTTTACGTGCTCTAAAAGAATGTTGCCATTATTAGGATTTCCCTGAGGGGGAACTACGGAAGCAGGTGGAGTAATAACAACTTCAAACTGATTCGTATAGATCGGTTCAAATTTGTTTACTGCTGCTTTCGAAGACGTATAATGTGGTAATCCTGCCATTTTTTATTTTATATATTTCCTCTTTTCTGTATTCATCAAATTAACTGAATTGGATGAAACCTCCAGAAGCAATACCACCAGTTCTTGTAACAGTTACTCTGTTGATAAACTTATGAATACCTCTAGCAGGTTCGAGAATGATATCGATAATTCCTAAGTTTTGATCTATGATAGCAGGAGTATTATTAGAAGAATCCATAATAGTTAAGTAGTTATAGATACCTCCAACGTTTTTAACGCCGCTTAAGTAATTGTCTACGATAGTTTTAATTTCAAGTCTGATTGAATCTTCGTTAAAATCAAATACGTAATTCGAAAGAATATCCTCAACACTTTCTTCAAGAGTAATTAGAAGATCTCTAACGTGCAAGTTATTAAATGCTGAGTTAGTTCTTTGATATCCTGTTTGGTTACCAAATATTACCAATCCAATATTTCTCTTTCTGATGATTGGGTTGAATCCAAAGGGTTCTAAGAAATCTCTATCATCCTGAGAGAAATCATATTCAAGTCCAACTAAGTTAGATCCTGAAAGTACCCCTCTTTTTTGACCAGCTACGATAGAATAAGGTTCTCCAGTAACAAATTTTCTAATGAAATTATTACTTACGTGTGCAGCTGGAGGAATATTAAAGTTTTTACCATTTTCTCTTATAGTTAAGAAAGGTCCAAACACACCGCAGAATTTAGCTCCACTATCTTCATCAGGTAAAGTGAATCTGAATGAAGGATTTAGTTCTAAGTTTCCGCCCTCTGCAATATACTTTGCTCTTAGTAAAGGAGCTGGTTCTGTTGCTGAAGGTGCGTCAGTAAATCTTGGATCTATTGAATCCTTAAATTTCTCCATTGAAGGAGCATTAATAATTGCAAGACATTTCTGTCTATCTTTAGCTAATTTAGCTAGTTGATGTTTGGAGTTAGTTTGAATTTGTCCATCAAACGTATCAACAACATATCTGAAAGTGATAATATTTCTATCAGCAAGTGTTTTAGAAATATTGGTTGTGGTTAAAACGTCCAAGATTTCGTCTAATCTGTCATCAGATCCGTTAGGCTTGTGAGAGGTTTTAAGCTGGAAGCCGGGAAGATATGAAATCTTGTAGGTTTCCACGAATTGATGTATCGGTCTAAACTTATTCACTCTTGCGTTAGCTCCGGAGTAAAGAAGAATAGGTCTATCCGTTTTCACGTAAATTGTGTAGTTTCCAGGTGATCCAGGAACTGCTACTTTCTTAGATTCTATAATTCTTGTTAATCTGTTAAGTTTATTACCAACTGCGTTTTCAAATTGATCAACGTCCTGTGATACTAGGAGATCACCTACTTTAAGAGATGTTGCAGCTACTTCAGTAACTGATACTTCCACCTGGTTTGTTGAAATAACCGAGATTACATTAACAAATTGATTTAGGTTTCCTGCAATTGATACGATGTTTACTTCATCAGAGTCTACAGTATCTGATGATCCTGTTGAGGAAGTTTTATAACTTACACCCAATGAAACCGCTGCTTCTTCTGTTGTGAAATCAGCATCAACGTAGGATTTCATTTCAACTGTTTCAAATCCGTCTCTGTCTACAGAGTTTTCAAATTTAAGATATTGAACTGATGATCCGTCATATGCTTTGTAAATTACGTCTCCGTCGCTAATTAATCCATTTTTATGATCTAAGAAAAGTTTAGATTCAGCATAACCGAAGTATGTGTAGTTTCCTAATGTCTGTGGATTAATAGGAGTTGGACTTCCAAGAGGTCCAGGACTTGTTTCAATTGGATCAAATCTATCAAAGTAATCTGCTTTACAGAATTGATAGTGGCTTCCTCCTATGTTTGTTCTATAATAAGGAGAAACTAAAGGAGAAGCAGCTTTAAATAAAGGATGTGACCATTTAATTCTAAGTTGTACGTTTCCAGGAGAAACTGTTACCTCTTTTACTTCCTCAACCTTTAATTTAACTATGTCATTGGCAGAGAAAGCTTTTTTAGCTTCAACATTCCCTGAAATATTTCCAGTAACTTTACCAATAATGAATTTAGATGCTGGAGATGTTGCAGTAACTGCCAAGAAATTTTTTAGTGCGTTTTTTCTGCTAGTTGCATCTGCACCTAAGAAATTTGTTTGCAAATATGGTAATCCAGAATCAAGATTTGTAGAGCTATATGCTGCAAAATCTTCTTCAAATACTCCATCAACACTAGGTGAGCCGAAGGCATCAACAAATGTTGTTCCGATTTCAATAAGATCTGAATAAGGGCTATCAAGATCTGTTATGGTGTTAGAATTTTGAGTGTATGTAAAATCTGCAGTTAGCGGAGAACTATAACTTAAGAAATCTATTTCGTTGATTTCAGGATTAGCTGGATTTAAAGCACCCGTTAGGTGATGGCCAACTAAATCTATATAAGAGTAATCTCCTGATGATAAATCATCTAAAGCCTCTTCATTTACTGCACAAAGTACTCCTGTTTGTCCTACTTGATTGTTAATTAATGTCTTAATGTATTGTGTGATTCCGTTTTGATCAACAAAATCTGGAATCAAGCATCCAGTTACAGTTAGAACCACGTTTACTTCTTTCAGAGCCAAGAAATTGTCAATCTGAGCTTTTACGAATCCCTTTGATGTGAAATATGAGGAGTAAATAGGATCTAAAGAAAGTTCTTGATATTTAGTCCAATTTCCGCTTACTACGATAACATCTACAAAGTAATCTGAAATGTAATCATAAGGATTCATGAAGTTTGGAACATTGCTAGCTCCAAAATATTCTTGAGCTGTGATATCAAATCCTTTAATAGGAAGTCTAGCATCCAAAGATTTCTTTACAATAACACTTACTGGGTTTTGGCTTAAGTTAACCAGACTGAACAATTTAGATTGCTCAGTTACATCTATTGTGGCAAGAAGCATGTTTGGATCTGGGAACCAAAACTTTTCTTTGTTATAATAAGAAGAAACCAATTTATCCTGCTTAGGAAGATTTGCATTTACCTTCGTGTACTCATCAGTTGAGTTAGTTCCGTTAGATTCTGCAGTGTCAACAGAAAAAGTTCTATATCTAGCTACATCAGCTCCGTTAGCAACATCTGGATCGTCACTTGTTGTGACTGAATTGTTCAACTTTAAAAGATTAAGGGCAAAAACAGGTCCGCTGTTTAAGCATGTGAATATTGATCGATGGAAGAACGATCCCTTTTTTTCTAAAGCTCTATCGATATCACCGAAAACTTTAATAGCTGTCTGAACGTCTGGCACATAAACTGGAGTGTTGAATGGGCCCTTGTTTGAAAATCCAACCACTAATCTTACTGTCTGTGGATTTACTACAATATTTTCAGAAGCATCAAATTCTAAGGTATAGACACCAGAACTTTTAAAAACGGATAGATCCAGAGTTAACTTCTTTGCCATTTTGTATTTTTTACTTGTATATATCTTTTCGAGGTGAGAACTTCGGGAGTCCTGCTCTTAATCTATATATCAAAAAAATACCTAAAAGAAGTCCTTGAAAACATTGTATGTTTCCATTTCTCTACTAGCAGCGTCACCTTGAATTCCAGTTTCTCCGGTTTCTGCTAGTTTTTTATTTATCGCAATTTTGTATTTTTCCGAAATTGAATCGAAAACATCCATTACTAAATACATAAAATCTTGATATTCAAATACAGAATTGGCATTTACCAATGTCATGGCTATATCATCATTTCCAATTTGACTCTGATAAATTCCCTTGCTAGTTTCCCCAAAATTGCTTAATTCTAGAATTGTAGTGATCTCTGTGGGGATAATTTTTGAGTTTCTTGTATTAATTTTTAAGTCCTCACAGTATTTTTCTTTGGTTTTAGGTGTTACTTTAACTCCGGTTTTAAGTTGCTTGGAGCTTTCTGTATGCTTGGTATAGACAAACATTTCAGAAAAAAGCTTCTCTCCCGTAAGCAATTTTTCAATTAAATATTCTCCCCTGTAGTCAACTTCAACAACCAATTTTATTTGTTCCGGATTAAAAACATCAGCGCATAATATTTCTAAAAAAACCTTAAGTTCCTCTATTTGAATAGTATTTGATCTGAATATCCCGACCTGTAGCAACGAAAAAAAGTCAGATTCGTCTTCAAAAAATTTCTTTTCCTCTATTAAGACAAGAGGTTTAGGAGAAACCTTAAGAATATTAACAACACTGTAATCCCCACCACCTCCCGCTGCGGTGTCTACAGAAATTACAAATCTCTTATTTTCTCCCTCTTCCCAAAGATTTGTTGGGTCAAAATTTGGATGCCAAGTTAAATTTTGATAATCTATAATTGAATTTTGAAACGGCAACAGCTCCTTGTGCACAAATTTAACCTCTGTTTTTTTGAGCTTTTTCAATGTGTATGAATCTAAAAGCAACTTAGAAGAGCTTAGAAATTGATTTCCATACTCCTGGTTAAAATCTTCTTCCGATCCGAGGTTAGCAATTTCTTTCTTTCTCCACTCTTCGTCCCTTCCAGGAACCTGCCACCAATCAACTCTTATAGGATTGAATTCATTCTCCCCGTCAATAGCAGACTTATAGATTTCATAAAATTTGTTCATTCCGTTAGGGGTGGAAGTGATAATAATTCTGGAAATCTTTGAAGAAGATATGGTAGGATATACAGATTTAAAGAACTGACCTATGAAATTAGGATTGATATGGGCAAACTCGTCCATATATAAAAAGTGAACCGTAAAACCGATAGATGATTGCTTGGTTGTTGTTTTTGCCATAATCCTACAACCATTATCAAATTTCATGGTCATAACGTTATAAACTAAAATTCCAGGCTTTAAAAAGAACGGGAGACCCTTCATAATGATCTTAATCTTATCCATCAATTCTGTTGCAGTGTCTCCAATGTTTGCCAAAATCATGGCGTTTTTGTCATAATTAAAAAGCAAATACCACAGCAAGAATATAGATGACGTAACAGTTTTACCGCTTTGTCTGGGGCTTAGGAAGATATTAAATCTGTGTTTTTGATATTGACTAAGAATTTGTTCTTGATAATCACGAAGTGTTATCTTTCGAATACCCTCGTCCGTCATCGCGTTACAATAAGTGTTAGCAAAATAAATAACATCAGAAGCACACCTCTTCATTTCTGCTACCTCCCATTCAGTATATTCATAAAGAACCCCTCCTCTTCTGAGCTCCGGGTCATTTTCATGGAATGGATTATCAACGTCTTTAAAATCTATGCCCTTTTCGTCTGCGTTTTTGATAATTTCTTCAACTCTTGCAGACGTCCAATAATTACTTTGTATTTTTTCTTCAGCTGCCATAATTAAAATAGATCTTCATCTAATTCTATTTTAGTTTCATCTTCGATCTGTTTCTTTAATTCGTTTTCTGGGGTAATTAAATCCTTCATCTTCGGGTCTATCAAATTGCTTTCAACTTCTTCCACAACCTGAGCTTTTTTAACTATTACCTCGGTTTTAATCACGCTTTGAAGTCCTTCCATAAATCCTTTATTACCCCTAACCTTTACTGTTCCTCCTTCACCCCCCAATCCAGGAATGATTACTTCATTCCCATCACCATCAAACATGACAGGTTGTTTGGTGTTATCCTGAAGCTTAGCTTCATTGTTCAAATTCTTATATGTTTTTTCCATGTCTGCCAGATAAGCCTGAAATTTTGCAGGCATTTGCATCAATTGGTTTTGCATTTGAGCTAACACCTCAAAGTTTCTTGCTTGATATTGACCCCCTGCGTCTATCTCGTCTAACATTTTAGTCACTGCATGTTGAGCGGTTCTGATCTGAAAAGCCATAGTGGAAATACTCAGTGCATCAACTTTTGCTCTGAATGAAATATAATCTTTCTCATCGATTATATCGCTATCCATATAAAATTTAATTAACGAGTTTAGAATACTTTTTGCTTCAGTTTCAACCTCAGTTTTCAAAGAGTCAAAATTCATAACTCTTGATGGCTTCATTGGTGGAATATCAGGAGCAGTTAAACCATCAAGGGTTTCGTTGTTAAAGATTAGATCCTCTAATTCCTGCTTTTTCTTGAGAGCTTGTTCCTTGGTAATAGGTGATCCTTCCTTGTTTTTAGGCGGTCTTCTTGGCATAGTTATCTGTTTTTAGCAATTTTAGGTAGCTTCAATACCGGTTTAGCATTATCTATAATAACTGCTAACTGAGAATCCCCTACAACATTCTGATTCAAGATTGCAGATTGCTTTTCTTTTTCGATCATGTTTTGGAAAATTCTCAAATTGGTTAATAAAAGCGGACTCCCTAATACTTTGTATGCATTATTATCAGTTTTCCAAGTTTCTTTCTGGTTATCTAATTCAATATCTGAAGGTATATTATAAGTGTATTTTTCAGTGATTACACCCTCTTTATTATGAATTAATCCAAGATCAGAAGTTTGAGCTTCTGGATTTTCTGGGTCATAAAGCATTTTCCAAACGTTTATGGAGTATTGTTTAAATATATTCGAAAAGTTAAATACAAATCCATACCAATCTTCGAGCGATGGTATTAATTGTCCTAATGAAGATGTTGTTCCAGCACCAAAAGGTGAAAGTATCTCTAAATCATTAATCAGAATTCTAAAAGAACCTGTTTGTATGTAACTAGTGCTTGTTTCTGTTTCATTGGATCCAGACCAGATCATTTGTATCCAAATTCCTTGATTGTTCTTCCTTCCATGAATCAATGTTCTGGCTTGTGCTTTTTGCATTTTCCATGTGGAAATTGACGAAGTTATAGCAGCTCCATTATCTTTTACTGTAAATCTGTATACATCTGGAATACCTACTATTTTGAACCCTCCGCTTCTAGATCCATCCGCAATCACAGAAACATATCCTTCTGGATTACTCCCCATACTCAATTTGTGTGCTATAGGATATGTTGAATATGTGATTAATCCATCTTCCTGTGTGTATGAAGTTATAGATATTTTGGAAGCGGGTTTATTAACAAGTTTTGTTTTATCTATATAGTTTTTCATTTTAAACCAGCAGGTGAATGATATTTCTTCATTCTCTTCCAAAACAGGTAATGATTTATATCTAATAGCTTGTCTTTGCTCATCAGTTTTAGCTGTAGATGTTGGATCTTCGTATAAAAATCTTTCTAGATCGTAATAACTATTGAATACTATTGTCCAGTTATTATTTAGATCATATTCTATAATTGGAAGATACTGATCTATGTATGCTCTAGTTGGGTCTTCGTTTCTTCTTTGTGACGAAACAAAATATTGTTGGGGTTTTACTGTTTTTTCTATTTCCTCCTGAGTTTCCTCCCCAAAAAGATCCTGTGTGTTTACGGTGTAATCTAGGAGCTCTTTTTCTGCTTCCTTGTTAATAAATTGGGTATTTTTCTTTACCTCATATTTCATCAATTGGCATTTGAAGAAAACTGGATATAAATTAAAATCCCTGTGCAAATAAGTTGACTCAATTTGATAGATTCTGTTTGTTAATGGGAAAAATATAATATCCCTTTTTCTTGGCTGTGCACCCTTTCCAAAAATCCCCTCAAAATATTTTCTGTCAATATGAACTTCTAAAGGCTGTACAAATTGAATTCCAAAAGTGTCATAAATTGGTTTATTGTCCGGAAAATTGTTACCCGGAACCATTACTTTAACACACTTTTCATCAACAACATCGAAGAGACTGTATTCTCGGAGAACTACATCCTTTCCCCTTCCGTTTGGTTGTACTGAGTAATAATTTACCTCGTGCCCAAAAAGAACATTTACTGTTTTACTTAAATCCTGATAAACATTTATTCCACGATTTACATCATAAGGCTTAAATACTTTATCTGGATCGCAATCATCATTAAAAATGATAGATCTTGTGTACATTTCCTTGGAACAGAGAACTGCAGGTTTTACTATTAGATCTCTATAATCAGGTACAAAATACTCTAAATCCAGATCAAAATTTTCTATTTCAATTACAGGATTTAATTGGGATCCTTCCGAAAGGTGTGGGCTTGCATCTTCGTCAGAAAATGCGGTAAACTTGAATTCTAAATATAATTTATTATCTGGGTTTAAATCCAAAGCATTGGTATTTTCTTCGGTTAATTCTATCCATAGAGACCAATTGCTATTATTTAAGCTCCATCTAAATTCTTTTTTAAGATACCTAGAAGCGCCCGATTCCCCGGTGGCCTCTATAATCCATCCCTTAAACTTTTTAACGTCGCTAAATGCTTCGCTGTAGTTAATAATTCTGTAGTTTCCAATGCTGGAAAAAATAATCGGGTCTGTCATTTCTCATATATATCGGTGAATAAAATCTAGGTATGGGATTAAAAGATCTTAAAGAAATGATTAATAAATTCAGTTTTGCTCAGATGACCTCTAATTCGAACGGGAAAACTTCTGCTAGCGGGACTATGGGTGTGCTAATATGTACCATCGGTAGCATATCTTTCCTTTATGGTTCATTAATAAAGGACACTGACATTTTACTTCAGTCTGTTGTTTTTACTGGAATTGGTGCAGGACTTCTTGGATATAGAAAGTCTCAGGATCCATCCAAAGGAACAGAGATCACAGATATTGTACAGGATCAGCCTCTAAATTCCTAATTATTTAATTGTGGTTTGGGAAAGAGTTGTAAACCCTTTTAGAATGGCTGAATTATCAGGTGGGACTACTCCTAATTCGGTTTTTAATTTGATCCCTCCCTGCATTAGATTTCCTCTAAACCTTTCTGTCGAGAGATCTAGTTGTGGTAAATATGTCTCAGCATTAACGTTGATCGATAAGGTAATTCCTTCTCCTCCAGTACTTCCATAGCTAAAATTAAAAACGTTTGGAGCTTTATCTGGCAATTGATCAGCCAATGATGCTTGAACTGGAACTCTAAATCCGTTATATTCAAAATAATAAATAAAGTTTTTGAATAGAACCTCTATAGTTCTAGCCTGAATTTTTAGAGCATCCGTCGTAGTATCAACCTTAATTTTAAGTGAAAATGTTGCATCAATTGGTATTGGTGACAGATAAGCAGAATAAGCTTTTATCTCAGATCCTCCAGATTCCTGAACGATTTCTTTCTCATATGTACCCCTCACATACTTATTTGTTGATGATGATGTTGTGATCCTAGAACTTTGATATTCTAAAATTCCCCTTGGAATAACATCATAGTTACCCTCTGCAAATAGAGGATTTCCGTCACAGTCACCATAATTCAAATAAAAATCTTGTAAAAATGATTCATCTCCTGCTAAAGAATAAAAGAAGGGGATATAGATCTCTTGGATTTTTCCGGAACTAGTTGTCTGATAAAACGTAATTTTTTCATTTAGGGATTTTAGCATCCCAATAATTAATCCTCTGAAAAAAACGTCATCGCTATTAAATTTATCTAAAAAATTCATGCTAATTCTATATTTCTACTGGTCTCCACAGGAACAGTTTTAAGTGGTATATCTATGTATTTGAACTTTATATACTGGTTTTTCTGGTTTCTATACTTGGGATGTTCAAAAGACTCTGTTTTGTATACTTCATCCGTTATTTGATAAACGTCTAAAGTAAATTCGTCTCTTAAATATTTTTTACCTCTCTCAGCAGAAACTGGATTTTCGAATTTATAGACATGAAACTCTATAATCGGTAGTGGAGATAGGTATTTCTTGACACTTTTAGAAACGAAGAAATACGTGAACCTCTCAAGGTCATTTCTTGATGTGATAGCCATGTTCCTATATATTTGAAAGGACTATACCTTCTCTATTAAAAGATCAGAGAAGTTGTTTCTTTTCTGAATTTCTATCTTGTAATCGAAAATTTCGGTAGGCATTGGAGCGTGATTGATCACAAAAACATTAAGTCCGTGGTCATCACAAACTTTTCTGAGGGTGTTTAGAATCGTGTAAACCCCGTCCGGATCTACAGAACTAAAAATTTCATCCAAAAATAGAAGATTTATGCTACTGAATCTTATTTTCATCAGCTTTATAACGGAAAGAAGTACAGCAAAATCAACTTTCTTCATTTCTCCGGTGCTTAAAGTTGAAATTGATATATCCTCACCCATATGGATGATAGAAGCATTAAAATCCTCGTCAAAGGTAACTGTATATGAAAGATGCAGGGATTGCATTAATTCCGCTATATGGTTATTTAAAGAAGGAAGAATGGTTTTAAGCGCTAGTTGCTTGATTCCTTTTTCCCCTAGGATTTCCTCTATCTTCTTAAGCCACTCACTTTTTTTATCCTCCTTAGATTTTTCTTCGGTAAATCCCTGGATATTGTTTCTTGTCTCCTCTGCTATTTTTTTAAGAGAATCTATTCCATCCGAGGAAGCACCGGATTTTAGTTTTTTTAGTTCTTCTTTTGCAGAGTTTATGTTGACTATAATCTTGTTACCTTTGGTGTTTATTTCCTCTCTTTCCTTTCTTAGATTTGCTTCTTTGGAAGAGCAATCATCATAATTTTTTTGAGCATCTAGAATTTCTTTTTTAAAATCATCGATCTGTTTAAGTAGTCCATCTTTTATTCCCTGATGAAAAATACTAGAAAGATCTGAAGCGCATGTCGGGCATTTATCGTTATTATAAAGTCTCATCTTTTCTTCCACTCCTCTTAACGATCCCTTAGACTCTGTTAATATCTTGTATGCTTTTCTGGTTTCCCCCTGGAGATCTGATTCTAATCTCGAAAATTCAGAGGTTTTTGTTTTGTGTATTTCTAATAGCTGGTTGTATTTGGAAATTTTATCCTCCAAATCACTTATCTTATCCTTAGAAACCTCTAGAATCTTTTTAGAAAGAACATCCATTTCTTCCTGTGTTCTGCTAAGTGTTTTAGAAAGAGAATCAACTTCCCCCGAAATCCTGATCAAATTTTCTCGAATGGATTTAGTTTCTTCCTTCAGAAGATCCCTCATTTCGTTGATCACATAAAATCCGAATATTTTATCAATGATGGATTTTTTATCCGACGGAGACATTTTAAGGAAGCTCTTAAAATCATTAATTGATAAAGAAATTGTATTGTTAAAAACGTAGTTAGGAATTTGGATTATATCATCGGTTAAATAGTCCTGTACTGACCTAGAACCAGCCTTATCATATAATGATCCATTAACATATAGGTTAAAAATTGAGGGATCTAAACCTCTCTCAACTGAATATTCCTCCCCATTTACTAAGAAAGTTATTTTCACCCAAGCATTTCCGTTAATTCTATTAGGAATATCCTTTAGTTTTTTCCCGTCGAGTTTACCATAAAGACCGAAAGTTATAACGTCGGATATTGTGGATTTACCTGCTCCGTTTTCTCCTACTACTAAATATAATCCAGGGTTATCCCCGAAAGTTAGAGATTGTATTTTATTTCCATAGGAAGCAAAATTTCTCCATTCTATTTTTGATAATCTCATTCTTTTTCCTCTTTGTGAGCTATTCTATTATAGAGAACTTTTATTGTTTTTTTCATTCTCTCCTTAACTTCGTCTGGTTCATCCAAAGCACCGATATATTGATCAGCAAAATCTATAATGGAAAAATTCTTACCATCTAGGTTGAACAATGTTTCCTCTACATTTTGTTCTGCCTGATTTTCTGTTATTGGTGTGAAGTTTGTTTTTAACTGTGTTGACACCATTTCAGTTAAAATCCCAAGAGAAGCCTTTACTGCTAGTTTTGGGTCTATTAAAATATCAACGAAATTGTTTCTAAAAATCTCACTAAGTTCTGAAGGAGTTTTTTCCAGAACCCGATCAAACCCCATTCGGATAAATTTAGGAGAAAAATCGTTTTCGAATAGCTTTTCTTCCTCTGTTGACAGATCAAGTAAAAGTATTGCCTTTTTGTTATCCATATCGGATCTAGTTAGTTGATAGGGTGATCCTAGCATTCTAACCTTACCAAAATTTTGAGAGTAATGGATGTGCCCAGAATAAACTCGATTGAAATTTTCCAGCTTATTATAGCCAATTCCTTCCTCTATTTTTGTGTATTTATTAAAGCTAAGTCCTTTAATATCGCTGTGGCAGAAAAGATAATCGTGTTCTTCCGCTTCAGAAAGTAGCTCAACCGCGGATTCTTCGCTAGTTCTCCACGGCATCATGAGAACTTTTCTAGTCCCCAATTTAATACTTTCAGGCTCCTCGTATATTTTCACATTAGGAATCCATTTTAGAGAACTAAGAGAATTAATGTCATTAGATTCTTTGGAGTAGCAGTCATGATTTCCTAAAATTACATATACTCCATCGGGAAAAATCTTAGAGAGTTCACTAAAGATCTCAACACACAAGTTTAATACCTTGAGATTAATACTTTGTCTGGAGTCGTAAACATCACCCAAGTGAACTAAAGCATCACCAGGCTTATATTCTTTTTTAACCAAAGGTATAAACCATTCAAAAAAATATTTTCTCATGATTTGGATCCACTCTTCCGAGCTATTTCTGACACCCAGATGGGTATCTGTTATCATCCAAACCCTTTTAATCTTTGATGAATCCATTTAGAATATTTTCTTGATCTTCTTTTTGGAAACAATTCCAAATTTTTGATCCATTTCGTTAACAATAATTTCTTTGTATTTCATGTGTATTAGCTCGTAAGCTTTCTGATATCCCACGTTCATGAAATCACATATAGTAACAAATTTTTCTACCATACTAAATTCGGTACCTTCCATTTCTTCTAATAGATCTTGAAATAAAAATGGGATCAAGTCCTTAGGTATTTTTTTATTCGGTCCCAAAGCACACCATCTAGATCTGTGAAAAATTTCATAAACTAAAGTGTTTAATGCTGATAGATGCCTGTAATTTTCATCGTCATTATCCTTGCTAGTTTTAAATGAATGATAATCTCTACTTCCATCATCTATATGTAGGTATTCTTCAAACGTTGAATCCTGAGCGGGTAATTCTATTTCTTTCTTCTCTTCCTCTTCAATTAGTTTTTTCTGTTTCATTAAGACTCATTCATTATTTGGGAGTTGGGATCTTCGGAGATCCTCATAAAGCTATAATCAACGAGGAATTTTTTATAAGAATTTTTATATCCTTCATCTCTATTAGCTAGTACCTTTAATTTATATTCATTATTGGAGTACATCAGTGGATCTTGAATAATACCAAACATACCATCGACTGTTGCAACAAGTCCAGATGATTCTGAAGCCGAATTCATGGAAAGATCTGTAGCATCGAATTCAGATTGCTTGGTTTGTGTTGCTGTAATAACGGACCAATTATTTCTCTGTGCCATCGCTCTTAGATCCTCCGCTATTTGCTTAATCTTCATGTAGGTGTTCTCTGTGTTTGGATTTCTCCAGTTCTTCATGATATTAATGTAGTCTATGACTACTATCTTAAACTTAATACCTTTGACTTCTTCAACCTTTCTGAGCCATTTTTCAACATCTAGAACTGATGCCTGGCTAGTACCAAATTCCTTTACGTAAAGCTGGCCTGGAACTGACAGGTTATCAAAAGTTAGATTTCTAATTTTCTTCTTGATCAGTTCCCCGTCCTCTGTCGCATTATTATATTCTGACATTTTGATGCCAAGAAGATTAGCTCCTACCCTTTTCATATACTTGCGATCGTTAAGTTCCAATGTTATAATCGCAACATTATTTGAAGCCCTGATTGCTTGTGCTGCTATATTTCCTAGCCATAGAGTTTTTCCTACCTTAGGTTGACCTAGAAAAACATAAAGGTTTTTGGCAGAAAATCCACCGCCAAGACAAATATCAATAAAATCATACCCGGAAGAGAATGTATTAGATTTGGGTTGTTTGTGATTTTCGGGATCAGTGAAATCCAATCCAAGATCAAAAGAAAAGTCAAGGCTGTTTCTTTCGTTAATAATGGTTTTAAAAGTGTTAACTACATCCTTGATATTTTCGGGGGAAACCTCAGTTGATTTAATGTATGAAATAGAATCCATCGCACTTTGCTCTAGATTCTTCCATTCTATCCAGGCTTCTGTGTTTTCTTTTAGCCATTCGGAATCATAGTCATTAAGCTTAATGTCGAAGATAACATCAATCTGTGATTCTGGAAGTTTGTCGTTCAGCTTTAACATCTTAACAATTTCCTTAACCTGCTGGGTAGAAGGAAGTTGTGAATATTTTTTCCAAAATGACTTGACTATTTTAAAACATTCCTGATATCTGACATCCTTAAAGAAAGAAGGTTTAGCAGCTTCCACGTAAATTGGATCAGAAATTATGCTACAAAACCATACGTTCTCTAAATGTGAATTAACCATAATTATTAATAGTGAGGGTTATCTTTAATCTTATAAACGGTCTTATTTCCTTTAGACTTCTGTCGCTCAAAAATTCCCTTTTCGATCAAAGATTTTATTATTTCTCCGTGTTTTTTAGATTCCCAATCATTGGGTAAAAAAGAATTGAAGGTCTGTTCTGAAAATTCTCCCTGTGGTCGACCATCTCTAACTAGATAAGAATTTAATTCAAAAATCACATCTTCCTCACGTGGATAATCTGGAAGTTCTTTCCAGATACCCATGTGATATTTCATCTTTAATTTATTCTTGTCCATCTTCTTCGTCTGATTCTTCACCGTTAACTATAGCATCCAGTTCATTCATGTCGAATAAATCAGGCAACAAGAAATGAGGTTTAATTGCTTTTTCGTCTATTTTTCTTAAAACCTCTTCTGTAAAGACTTCAGGCGTGAATAATTGTGAAGAGAATATAGATTTACCCAAATGAGCAATTGCCCATTTTGTGGAAGATGCACTAGCGGTGAATTCTAATTCGCCTGTTTTTTTATCTACCTCCAATTTTCCTCTTTCGATTCCACAAATGTCCCAAGAAACAAACTCTTCCAAACCAACATACGGATTCATACCATTGATAAAAGAAATGTGGAATTTTGTTGGATATGGTCTTGTAAATCTTGTTTTCTTGGGAGTCGATGTAACGATGATACCGGTTTTCTTATCGTTGCTATCCTTAAGCTGTGCTTTCGATAGCATGATAACATTACTCATAGAGAAAATCGGTCCGTCACCTCCGGAAGCTTCTTTGGTCGTCATAAAACTTCCAATACCAGCAGTTGTTGTGTGGTTGGTACAAATTAAAGGAATTCTAACTCCGGTTAGATCTAATGTGATCTCTCTGAATAGCCCTCTCATTTCTTTGGATCTGATACCCATATCCATTGCAGTTTTACCTTTTAAAGCATCTGCTGATTCTTTCATTGTTGTAAGCATCCCCAGAGAATCCAAAACCAATAAAATTTTAGGATCTGCTCCATCTTTTCTAAGTTTTTTAATCTGATCTACCAGATTGGCAACAAATACTTTAAAATCTGAAATTGATTTAATTGGCTGATATCTTACAGTGTTGGTGTCAATTCCAAATTTCTTTGCCATTGATCTATCGATGGCTCCCTCTGTATCACAATAGATTACATTATATCCTTGCTTTTGTGATTCTCTTACTATATTCATACAAAGAAAGCTTTTTCCAGTTTGTGGATCGCCTGCTATTCCCATCGATCTGTTATTAGCTACTCCGCCAAAAAGACTTCCGGAAAGCTGTGCATTTAAAACGTAATTTCCCGTTCCTATCCACTCAGTAACTTCGGAAAATTCATTTTCTTCTAAAATTGAACCAGCTTCAAACCCTTCTATTTTTGAAAGTTGTTTATCGAGTTCTAGGAATGAAAATTCTTTCTTGGATGTTGATTTTTCTTTAGCCATATTTTCTAATTAATTTAATATTATAGACCTGAAACCATATTAGATTTCCACCTTATGGACTGCAAATTTTATGATATCGGAATCTGTTCTGTTCTCATTTTCGAATCTCCCGTCCATTTCACTAAGAATAAAAAGATTTTTCCCGATTTCCCTAGCTATTTCCCTAAGAGAATCCTTATCCCTTGTTAAGTCTAAATCCCCGTGCCAAATCTTCCCCTCTCCTAAAACAAACACGTTCGCATTAAAATAAACCTCGTTGTCAGGATACAAGTCTCTGTATCTGGATTTTGATCCGCTGATCATCCTCCCCGGAATAAAACCTTTTGAATAAAAAACGTCTTTCATTTTGATATTTTTTGATGGACAATAAAAAAAGCAGACTCTCGTCTGCTTCTTCTATTCAAATTCTTTCAAGTTATTTCACTTGTTCTACTGGTTCAGCTGGTGCTTCTTCAGTTGGGATTTGAGCCGTTGTTGAGTCATTTGCAGTTACTGCTAAAGAATCAACTTGCACTGCGGTAGAATCTACTGTAGATTCTGAATTAGAAGATCCAGAACCACAAGAAACTAAAGCAAAAGATAATGCGAAAATTCCTAAGATTTTTTTCATGTTTTTGATTAATTTAAGTCTTATATATCTAAAATGTTCTTTGGTTTCAGCGGCAAAGCTCGTTTGCTGCACTGATTGCGATAAGGGTTTCGGGTTTTACAGCGTAATTATATCCCATGCTTTCAACATATCCGACTGCAGCTTTTAAAACGATGTTAGACTTATATTTCGGGCTTGTGTTATAATCCAGATCTATCTGGTGAATATCAATTTTTCCCTCGAATTTCAAATATCCCGCAACATCAATAGCTCTGTTAAGTTCGCCCCAGAGTTTAGACCAAAGATCCTTTACCCTTGGGATTACCTCTCTTTGATAAATTACATGAGCTCCTCTGTTTTCGTACCTAAAGACAACTGTTGTAACATAAACTGTTTTTGTTGCATATGACTGGCTATCACAACCCACATGTATTTTAGAATCTGGGTTTTTTGCCAGAATTTCCTTTGCATATAATAATAGATCAGCTACATTTTCCCCACCGATCTTTTTAAATTCTCTTGTCATATTCCCCTTTATTTTTTAGAGAAATCCCTTACGAACTTTTCTCCTGAAACGAACCATCTAGAATTTTCATCTAGTCTTTTTAATATGAATGTGTGCTCGCTGACCTGTCCGATTATTGAGTATTCAATATCCTCGCTAATCCAGGTATCTTCGAGATCAGCCATCTTAAGATTCCATTTCCAGATAAACTTGGTAGCGTTTCTTTCAAAATACTTTCTGTAGTAAATTTCTAGATCTGGGCTAATGTCCTTAACTCTCCTAAAATTCTTGTCAGCCATGGTTTATTTTTAATTTATTATACAATAAAAAAGCCCCGGGGTTTCCGAGGCTTCTAATTATTAGGTAAGATATTTTTAATCTCTGTATTTGTAATAGTTATAAACCTCCTCAATATCGTCTGCCGAAGTAGTAATGTGGTCAACTGCCCATTGCTCAACTTTACCAGAACTTTGAACCATAGAAACTAGTTGATTAGCCTGGTCGCATATTTTCTTCAAATTTGCTAATACCATATAGGGCTTAGCTTCACTCGGCTCTATTTCTATTTGTCCAGGAACCTCTTGTGAGAAAGTTGGCTCTTCCGCAAAGTCCATATCCATATCTTCTCCGTCCTCAGTGTCTTCCATGCCTAGATTATCATCAGCAACAGGAGCTTCATCAACAGGGGATTTAGACATTCTTTCCTTTTTATAATCTTCCATTTGTTTTAGGTTCTGCATAGTAATATGTTATATTTCTGTCTTTATATATTCTTCCCATGGTAAATTTCCTCTAAAAAAGAGGCTATTTTTAAATTTTTTCCAGGATCTTAGAAAGAAAATGGCACTTTTCATATTCTTCACGAGAAGAAAAATAGTCTAGCATTTCTCCTATCTCGCTTTTAGTACCTATCTTTCTAGCAATTCTAACTGGATCCCCCAGCATAAAACAGCTATACATATTGTTATATGCAACATTTATTTGAGAATCGATCTCGACCTCAAATTGTTCTTCACCCAGGATTTTTTCAAAATTTTCCATCTTTTAAATTTGTTGTAAAAATAAGAGTTTTTCCCCGAAGATAAAAATGTAACTTTTGATATATAAAGGTATGGAATTTTTGGCCAGATATAGTGATTATCGCAGTTCTCTAGTAAAAGAGTTTGTTTTTACTGAGGATCAAATAACAGAAAGCCTTATTATGCTAGAATCTAGTGATGAGCTTTTTGAATATTGGTATAATACAGTGTTTGACTTTGCGGCACTGATACCAGGAATTGGATCTTTTTTCGAGGGGATAAATTTAGTATCTTATGCTAAGCAGGGGGAATATCTTTTAGCTGGACTTTGCGCGATAGGATTAATTCCAATTTTTGGACAATATATCGGGGCAGGGGGTTCACTCCTAATAAAAACCTTAAGGGGAACAGGAAAAATAGGATCAAAAATGCTTGCTCCTGTAGCCTCGTTAGTTTCCAAATTTTTCCCTAAGATTACTAGGTTTCTTAAGAGCGCAGAATTTACATCTAAGTTTAAGGGAATAGGAAAGTACACTGATAACATGATACTAGCTTTGAAGGATCTTTCTGCAGGTAAAAAGGTCGGTATGATGGGGAAGATATTTACCGCAAGAACTGAGGGTAAAGCTTTAACCAAATGGGGTCAGTGGCTAGTACCCGGAGGAAAGGGATCTGAAGCAGTTTCCGGTACAGATCCGAGAATAGCTTCTACCGCAGAAGAAAACTGGGAGCAGTTTATAAAGGCGGTTCCAATCCAGACATCATAAAAAATCCGCCTTTCAGCGGATCTTCTATCACGAGTTAAATCATTAATTAAAATTTATTACCACAGGTTGGACAAAATTTCCAGTCCTGTCTGTTTCTTGTTCCACATTCTGTGCAGTAGGTTCGAATCTCTTTAGCCTCTATATTCTTTTGTGCAGTTGGAAGAATTTGATATTCTACAACGTTGCACGTCCAAGAATTAAAACTACCGTTGGCATCTTTAAAGTCCTGATCCGATTTAGATCCAGCTTCCACCCTCCCTGTTTCTATGGAATCTGCCCTTTTATTAACATTTCTAAAAACCTCATTGGTTGGTATATTTAAGCTTCCAGCAACACTTGAGGTGTAGGAAACGTTTGCATTATAAAAAGTGCTGGTTGTGGTATTTACCCACCCTCCTGTAGTTGTTCCGGTTCCATTAAAACGTGGATTTGTTATCCATGTATTTCCACCAGAGGTAGAGAACGTGGTGTATTCATCATAAAACTCAATTTTAATTAAGCCATTATTGGCAATGGCTTCTTTAACCTCTTGAGAATTATTTACCTTGTAAGTTGAGAATTTGAATTTCTCTGGGGAATCTAAGAATCTCTCTAGGAAGACCCTTTGTCCTGGATTAAGAATAATACCTCTTTCCGAGATTCTTTTTCCGTTGATACTAATCTTAGCTAAAACTGGATTTGTTTTCGGATTGAAAAGTTCAATCTCGAATTCTTCGCCATCATTCAGATAAACTTGATCTTTTGAAGATGGATAAACCTTTAGTCGGTTTTTCTTTTTTGTAATTTGGGCAACACACGGCTTAATAGCGCAGTACCCACTTGTTGAAGTGATATACATGATTTGTTCACTTATATTTAGCAACTTCCTTTGTGTCCCTCGTGAAGACACTCCAAGGCTGGTAGACCCGGAAGCAACTTAGAGTTAAGTCTCTAAATCAAATGTATATATGAAAGTAAATTAAGGAAGTTTCTAGAGCTTATCCTTTTGTATCAATTGCTCGTGAACCTTTCCGAGAGAAGATGTTAGCTTATCTACCATTTTTTTGTCAGCAGATCTTTTTCTAGACTCAAGATGGTTTAAATATTTTTTAGAAAAGTCAAAAAGTATGACTTCGTTAACACTGATGTTATAAGAATAAAGCCCATTTGTTATCACGATGCTTTCTTTTTCTATTTTACATGTAACATCTCGCAATTCCATGTACATGGAATGTGAAAGAGCAGAATAAATAAATTTTGTGTCTGGGTGTGACATTATATAATTTGCAATCTCAATTATTTTAGATTGATTGCTATAAAGAGTTTTAAAAGCAGATTTGAGGTCCTTACTTCTTCTTTTAGAAATATATCTTTTGATCTTGAACCAGATCCTGCCTTTCAATTTGGTAAACATGTTTTATTTGGTTAGCAAGTATTGTAAAACTTCATTCCACGTTGGGAATTTTTCGGTTCTAAAGTGGATATGCTCTCCTTCAAAATCTGCAACACCATTAGCTACACGGTCATCTATCAAATATTCACCTCTTAGCAATCCCTTATTATGAGAAAGTATTAATTTTTTATTGGCACTTTTTCCTAGATATTTCTGAACCCAAACCCTTTTATCTGTCCAGGCTTCCACATTTGACCACATAGCAGTAGAAAGAATGTATGCATCATATTTTTCTTGCAAAGCGTGCCATGCTTCTATTGCCCCAGGGATTGGATCCAAATCTTTAAAAGCAAGGGTATGGTTGAAAGCTTGATATTGCTTGATTCCTCTGGCTGATAGCTCTTCCTGTCTTTTATCGAAATCACAGAGAACCCCGTCCATATCAATATAAAGAACAGGCTTTCCTGTTTTTAAAGAAGCCCTTAGATAGCTAGGGGGTTTTTTATTATTTTCCTCTGTCATTTCCTGATTTTTTAGTAAAAAATAAAAGTTGTCTAATTATTAGTGTAAATCTAACAGGAAATTTCAGGAAATAAAAATGCAATTCCTACTTGGAAAGTAGGTATTTTTCACTTTTGAATGCGTGCAAGGAGGTGATATGCATGGTAAACATACCAGGTTTAACATCTTTCCAGAAAGAATCCCTTTCCCTTAGTCTTTCAAGAAGCCAAAGTACTTTTCTGCAACACAGATAAATGTCATCTCTAAAGTGTCTGAAGAAATCACAGGATCTTATATAGTAAACAACATGCATGTATCCATGCCTCATGATAAAGTGATATCCAATAGTACAAGGAACTCTTTCTCCGTTTGCACCCCCAGTATCCTCTGGGAACCAAATTGGAAGAAAGGCCTGTCTAGTTGATGGCTCCTTTTCTAAAAGATCCACTACCATATTAAAATCACCATACTCGAATCTAATTCCCTCCATTAAATGATTGGGATCATCCTTAGCGTATCTAGGCCATATTCTTTCAGGATATGTATGGGAAAATTTAGTGGTTCCCCCGAATTCTTGATTGTTCTTCTGTGCGAAAGGCCACCAGTTATGAGAAGGAGGAGGATTTAAGGGTTTACCCCCGACTCTTTCTAGAAAATGATCATCAGCCCAAGGGAGATTTGGCTTTATTTGGCTAACCAATTCATCTAAATCCTCCACCATTGTGCAGGAGAAAGAATGATTGAGAATTTCAATCATAGTGAATCTTAGGTCCTCCTTAATTCTCTTGCCTTGCCACTTTTCTGTGTGAACCTCATAGCAATAATCAGACATTTTAGATTTTGTCCAATCAATTGCAGCGCTAAATTTCCCGAAAGTCTTCATTATCGTGTTTATATGATCATTTTATGAGAAATTTCCAAAAATATTTCAGATGTGGGCTTTATTTTTTTGATATATAAAAAAATGAAAAGAATCTTAGACTTTACTGGGTTTATCAACGAAGGATTTATAGGAACGCATTCCGCTTTTATATTTGTTCCTGTTGATAAAAACTTCAAATCAGTGGATAAAAATCTATCAACCTCCGATACCAAATTTCCTTCGGAACTTTTAGGAACTGGCGGGGTAGCTGGATATGTATTGGTTCCATGTACTGTGGAAACCTCCCAATTTATTAATAGCCCGCATTTTAAATCAGAAACTCCAGAAGTTAAGGGAGGTATTTCATATAGTAGAAGCGCAAATCAGGATGGATATACGGTAATGAATTCTCCAGCTGATATGGTGTCGGGATCACTAACAGGAAAGGCTTCAATTTTTTCTGAGATCCCTGGATTTGGTCAAAATGTTGCTTTTTATTTTAAATCTGGTAACGCATTGATACTTGAAATTCTAATGAAAAAACAAGGATGGGACGAAGAAGTAGTAAAGAACATCAGAAAAAAAATTGCAAACGGATTCGAAACTAACAAGGCTTTACAATTCTCATTTTATGGAGGAATGGATTTCCAGATAGAAACAATTAAAAAACTTTTTGCGGCATCTTCCGAGGACATCGGTTTAAAATTTGCAAATCCCAAAGAGATGCAGGAACCGGAATTTGATGTAACTCAGGAATTATTAGATCTCTTTAATCAAAAGCCCGGAGACTTTGTTGCATTAAATTTCTCAGAAGGTGTTTTTGATATGATTTCAAATCTTGCAAAAGAAAAAGGAACAGAAAACGTAGCACAAACTATAGACAATCTTGGCGATCTCAAATCAGCAGGATTTTTCGAGGATTAAAAAAAAATAAAAAAATGAAAAGAATCAAAGGATTTCAAGAGTTTAATAGACTTAATGAAGCTGGGATATTTTCCAGGGGAGCAGAATTACTAAAAAAAGCAGGAAACTGGCTAATGAATTTAATCCGTGCAGAAAAGGAAGGGGAAATTCCAGTTAGAGACAAAAAATACAATCCGGAGACTGGAAGGTTCGAACAATTCAAAGACGCAAATGGTAATATAGCAAAAGCACGGAGTGTTGTAAAGGTTTACCTTCCAGAGGGTGATGCTGGCAGTTCGTATAACTTTAGATCCGGATCGATTTCTTCAATTAAAGAATCTGATGATCCATCTTGGAAAACTGCTCAAAAGACCCAAGACTCTCAAATAACTGACGTTGATGCTGATCAGTTAACGGGGGAACTATCATATCACTTCCAGAAACCAGAAACTGGTAGACCATTATTAATTTGGGGAGCACCAGGAATTGGTAAAACCTCCGTGGTAAAATCTTTTGGGACTAAGGGAATGGGTGTTCCTGTTATCGAGGTAATTCTAAGTTTAATGGAACCGACGGATGTTGCCGGATTACCTGGTGCTGAAAAGGATGTAGATTACGACGTAAAAAGATCAGTAAATTATTTACCAATGATTTGGCCTTTAGATAACGGAGACCGAGAAATCAAGAGGGAAGATGGCACTATAGAAAAAATCGAGGGGAAGGGTGGAATTATATTCTTAGACGAGATTAACAGAGCACACCCATCGGTTCAAGCGGCAATGCTCAAAGTTGTTTTGGACAGAGAAATCACAAGTGCTAATTATAAAATTCCTAGCAAATGGCTAATTCTAGCTGCAGCAAATAGACCGGAGGATGAACCAGGATCTATGATTAAACCAATGAGCTTCGCACTAGCCAATAGATTTGCTCAAGTCAATTTTATTTCCGATCCTGTATCTTGGACAAAATGGGCAAGGGGAAGAAAAGAAGCAGATCTAAGCGACGAGGTTATAGCATTTGTAGAACTTATGCAGGATTATTTCTATGTTTTACCTAGCGGATTAGTTGGAGGAGATATTGAAACTACAATGGGTGTTACACCAAGAGCATGGGAATATGCTGCTAGAGAATATAAAGAAAGGAGAGACGCACAAAAAGAAAAAGGAGGGGATATCTCAGCAGAAACTACCAGACTTATCTTCGATAAACACATTGGTAAAAAAGTATCATCAATTATTACAGATTTCCTTGAAACGATGAAGGTTTGGCCAGTTAATAGAATAGAAAAGATATTTACGGATCCTAGCGATGAAACAGTAAAACTTCCAATGAGTTCTAATACTGGAAGAGTTGATCTGAGAAAAGGCTATAGCATCATGTACTTAGCATCCAAATACAAAAACGGACAACAGTTAACAAAAGATGAATTCACTAATTTTATAACATATCTAACAGATTTAAACACAGGAGAATTAGCTATGAGTGCATTAAACATGGCAAAAAGAACTCATCCGGAAATCAAAAACTATTTGGGTGATACCTCTCTAGAACAATATGTAACACCATTTGTGAACAGATATAGATCTTTAATGAAAGAAATCTAGAATGAGAAAAATTAGAAACTTTGCAGAATATGGTATTCTGTTAGAAAATTCATCAAGTTACGGAATTAGTGAGCAGGACTATGAAAGAGCAGTCATGCGAGTTAGAAGATCGGTTTCAAAAATCTTAATGAAAGAGGGATTATTCGGGAGGGTTCTTGCTGAAATCCCAGTAGGAGTTTCTGATGAATGCGAATATTTTTCAACTGATGGCACCATATTCATATTTAATCCTAAAAATGTTATAGATCTTTCTGAAGACGAAATAATCTGGGCTATTAGCCAAGGAATTTCTCATCTTGCTTTAGATCACTATGATAGGATCGGAAGTAAAGATACTAATATCTGGAACGCAGCATGTGACATGGCAGCTGAAGCTTTTTTAGATGGTATTGGAAAATCAAAGCTTCCTACTACCATGCAATCTTCAAAATTCCAGGATCTCTCTGCTGAAGAAATCTATGACCAGATAAAATCTGGTAGATTAAAAATAGACCCTTTCTTTAAATCATATTGTGACGTTTTTGAGCCGGGAGCTATAGATCATGATCAAGTTACTGAAACTGTTCTTGGGGAGAAAGATTCAATCACTAAGGATGCGGAAGAACCCCAAGAGGAAACCCCCGAAATTGATGATAACCAACCGGGAGAAGGTGAAGGAGAGGGAGAAGGCGAGGGAGAAGGCGAGGGAGAAGGCGAGGGAGAAGGCGAAGGAGAAGGCGAGGGAGAAGGCGAAGGAGAAGGCGAAGGAGAAGGCGAAGGAGAAGGCGAAGGAGAAGGCGAGGGAGAAGGTGAAGGAGAAGGTGAAG